CTTCAGCACCTTCTATTTTTATAGGTGTTATTACCCTTATAGTCTGAACCATACCATCTTCCATGGCAACTTTATCGTCTTTCTTACTACTTTTCTTTGATCCTTCAAGACCAAAAGTCGCTAATGCACCTGTGAGCAAACTTGCAGGAAAAGTTATATCCTTTGGTTCCGAACTATAACCTGGGATTGAAATATAGTTAAGAGTTACTATAAATCCACTCCAAACAACAACACCTAATCGGACAAACAAGCTAATAATTGCCAATTGTTCTTCTTTGTCATCTAAACCTTCCTTAAGTTTTTGGAAAGCGTTTTTCTTTTTCTCTTCAACCATAAAAGTTAAGATTCTTGTCTAATACTAGCAATTTAGCTATGTTTGGGAAGTAACACACAATTATCGTATGTATAAGATTCTCAAACCAATCTTATTAACCTTTTTAACTACAACTGCTGTTAAGAGACTTATTGTGGATTTGCTTCGAGCAATTTGTAAGCAGACCTCGAATAGTCTTGATGATAGAGCAGTTGATTTATTAGAAAAACAACTTTTTCCAATGAAATGAAAATTACTAAATTCCTCAACATTGACATAGAACCAGCACCTCCAGAGTTGGAACTAGAAATTGAAATGCAATGTAGAGAAATTATGAAAAGTAATGATCTAGATAATGTAAAAAGATATTGTACTCATATGGTTAGAAAAAAGTTTGACCAGGATATTTTTATGGCTTCATTACTTAACAGACTTATAGAATTAGAAGCTAATCGTGTTGTGGTAGAAATGAGAAAGCAAAAAAGAAAACCAACGAATCCTATTGCAAAGTTTTTTCGTACTCGTTAATGTATTTATCTTCAAAATCTCTAACTAACATTTTTTCAGTTTTATCAACTTCATAATTAAATTTAAGAACAGCAGTTCTTATATGTTCTGCAACCCAACGACCTTCTTCGTATATTACTTGTGCTTTACCATTATCTTTTATAAAAACATAATGATCCTGTCCTTTTAGTTGTACATCTAATAAGTTTTTTTCTAAATCTTTTCGCCTTATTTCTTTAAGTTTGCGTAACTTAAGAATAGATTTTCTTACTGGTTTCATTATTTAAATATAAGGCATAGTTAAAAACATATGCCTTTTGTAAATTATTTTAAAATAGACCTTGTGAGCTAGTAACACCCTCTATTTTTTGTGGATTAATGTTGCCATAAATGCCGTAGTCTCCTTCCAACGCTTTAGCGTTGATATATATACATTTAGTTTGAACGTTTTCTTTTTTTGTGAAGTCATAGACTTTTCCATCTGATGTTTTTGTATTTACTAGGTTTTGTATATGATCCATGAAATGAGTCACAGATTCAACTGGAATACATAAAGTAAGTTGATTTCCAAATTTACCATCATTTATATTGAATTTAATAGGTAAAGGAAGTGCTGGATTGAATTGAGAATTAGTCATTGAAGTAATTTTGTAAAACGGTTTTAATAAATTGATTGGGAGGAACATTATTGTCTTTACAATAAGTTCTTATTTGTTTTGCAAGAAGATCATCTGTACGAATTGAAAAGATGTTTCTGTTGTAATCTTTATGGCGATCTAGCTTGCGTTCTTGAAGTTGATTTAGAACTTGTTTCCCTGCAAATTCTGCTTCTTCTTGAGTCATAGAGTTGAATCAATTTCATTTATTAAAAGTGTAAGGGCTTTACCTTGTTCAGCCGTTCTTATGTCATCAGGACCAATTCCTTCTGCTGTAATATCAAACATCTTTTTGAATTTATCTATTACAGAATCTTTTTTATCAGGATATTGTTTAGTTAGATTCATCATTTTAGTAACAACAGCATCTTTGGCATATTTAGATATAGGTTCACCATAGTTCTTATCTTTTATAGATTCAACAGGTTCACCTTTATCGTTAGGTTTGCTAGGAGTTCTTTTTATACGATCTTCCTTTTCGGGTAAAGCTTCTTCTTTCTTTGCATCTTCAATTTCTAAACCTGCCCAAAGTTCAAAGGCATCTCCAAAGCTATAACAAGCACAAGCACATAAACACCTTCTATGAGCCTTTTGAAGATCATTTGACGATATTTCATCAAAGGGAATTGTTGAATTAAATCCTTTAGTTATTGCATAGTGATAAAGAGGTAACTTAATACCTGTAACTACGTTTTGAAAAAAACCTAATATGTAACCTGTATTATCTGGTGCTTTCCAAATAAAACCTCCTTCAGGGTTAGGTTCTAATGCGAAAAACCAATTAGGTGCGTTTTCTCTAATTCTTTGTGCTGTCTTTGCCCAAGAACAATAAGGAACTTTGCCTTTGTAATAAATATCGTCTTTTGTTATAAGACCACCTAGATTAGGTATCTCAGTTATTTGTAAATCTGGATTTGTTAAAGAAATCGTCATGTTTAATTAAATTAGTAAACTATTAGTATACTAATCGTAAATACAAGATATTGCAATATATGCACCTGGTAATTCATCTTTATTTATATATCTCTTCTTTGTATTAAGTTCAACGACAAGAGAATCATCTTCTAATACACTTCCTCCTGCACTTACAGACAATCCATCTAAAGTAGACCTAGAGAGCTTATCAATGTCTCCATTACCTCTACTTGTACAAAACTTAGGTGCTGAAGGTTTTAATACATCTGCATTCTTTCCTGTTCCATAATGTGATTTAGGTCTAGGAAAAACAAATTCAATATCTGCCTTTACAGGTAGATTCAATGCTCCGCTGTTATAACATTCAAGAGCAGCTTCTTTTACATCAGTTCTCCAAGGTTTTACCTTCTTTGAAGCTTCAATCATTGCACCCCAACGTGTAAGGGTTTTAGATCCTTGAGGAGCAGGGATTCCAACAACCCTAATAGTTATTTCATTCATGCTGCGTTTCCTAGTACAAAAACTGGTTGATACCATCGCATTTTACGCTCCTTACGTTTAGCTCCTTTTAATACTGTATGCCAATGACCTCTTCGCCAATGTGGTCTTAACTTTCTTTTATTTCCAGATACAGCCAAAATATCTTCATCCTGTTTCCGTTTAAGTTTGACAACTCTTGTTGTGAAGTCTTTTCCTACCCAACAAATGGCTCTTGGTTTGATATCACTTTGTACTTTATATTTTTTTTGTAAAGGTACAATCTTTGATGGGATATATTCTTCAGTAATAATATCTGGCTGTTGATTCATTAATAAAATTAAGTTAACAACAGTATGAAAATGTTCTTTGATAATTTCATCAGCCACTGGTAACTGTATAAGTTTTACTACATTAAGATTCTTCCAATTAAATGCGTAATAGTGAATTTTATTAGGTTCGATTACAAAATTTACATAAACATCAAATTTGAATTTTGGATTTATCAACATATCTTTTGCATCTTTGTTATCCCATTTATGACATTCAATAAATGAATACTTGATTTCGTTAACTTTATTTGAATTTAGTAAAAAGAAACTAGGATTTACTATGTTTGGATTTTCTGTAAGTTCAAGATTATCAATATTTGTATTAATTAATGAATTACATAAATCATCTTTCAAATAGTAAGCAGGGGAATCATAAATATATTGCTGACTTCTATGTTTGCAGTTGATATGTTCTCTTGCTAAGTCCTGCCAGGAATAAAAGTTTTGTGGGGATTTGTATTTGTATAAGAACTGTCCTCTGGTAATTTTTGGTTTTGTTTCTAATACAACCTCTTTGATTTTTGCTTTTTCTTTTCTATGCCTTTCAGCAAAAGCAGAACTAATATCTGCTCTTCTTTGTTTATTATTTAATTTCGGTAATTTACTTGGATCATTAACAGTAACCCATCTATCACCAATCTTCATATGAAGAGTACCTGTATTTGGATGAATCCATAAATCTCCTTCTTTTGCATCACCTCTACGTTCGACTATTTTTCTTTCTTGTTTTTCTTCTTTTGCTACATACAGAGTTGCATTTGATTCATTAAAAGCTAATTCACCATTAACAATTTTTTTTCTACTTTTATATTTACCACCTCTTTTTTTATATTCAGATTTAATCCAGTTTGTAGCATACGATGATGGAAAAACTTTAAATTTTTTTTTAGCTTCTTGTTTTATTTTTGCAAAAAGAGGTTTATCAATACATTTATGACCTAATTTCGTATAATTCTTTTCAATATGTCCTTGATAATACTTTTGTAATTTGTATTGATATTCTTGTTCAGATAATTTTTTACCTTTTCTAAATTTAGAAGGTTTTGGCATCTTTAATTAAATAATAGATATATTTATATATAACTATACATCAAGATACATTATCCTTCAAGTTCTCTTATGCGTCTTTGTATATCATCAAAAGCGACAACATATTCTTTATCACTTATCTCTCTCTGAAACCATTGCCATTCAAGTGTGGCAATCTCATTATTTAATTTTGTGATGAGATACTTTTTTCTTTTATCAAGTTCTCGATAAAAACATTTCATTTCATTATTTTCCATTTTCTTCTTATCTTAGATTTAAGTTGTTTAGTTTTCTGAATTTTTAAACTTAAGTAAGTGTCATTAAGTTCATCAATTAAGTGACTAAAATCTCCTTGAGATGACATTTCTAATGACCTTTCAAAGTTGACGATTGAAGCTTTAATTAGCTCTAAGTCTCTACCTGAGACATCAAGTATATATCTCATCTTTTAGTCCACTCCAAGATAAGTTTTCTTAGCTCCTCTATACGTTTTTGAGCAGCTTCGATTCTGTCCTTTTTTGTCATCAAAACACTACCTGTTTAGCTTCAAACTTTTCCCATGCCTCCTGCCATGCATCTTTGCATCTCTGTACAGGTTGATCTTCATTTAACATACATTTCCCCTTATATGCCCAGATAGTATTACAGATATCTGGCTCTATATCACAATTTAGTTTCAACATTTCGATGTAGCAACCTAATTGTTTATCTGTTCTGTAAGGTTCTCTCCAACCTGTCCTTTTTTTGAAATCATACTTAGTATCTCCCTTAGTCTTAAGGTCAATCAATCTTATCTTCTTAGCTTTGGTGTCATACCCAATAAGATCAAGTTGACCTCCAACATCTTTAATAGGGTTAGACATCATATACTCAACACCCATAGGTTCAAAATGTGTGAACAATTCTAGTTCAAATAATGGGATAGCCCATTCTTCATAATCACCCATATCAATATCATCACTACCTAACATCTTCTGTTCTAAGCAGTAATGAACAGTTTCTCCTCTTGGTTGCCAAATATGTCTTAACCTTTCAATGTTTTTTTTAGCTTCTTCATCTAAATCACTACAAACCTGAGTAGTTGAATACTTCAACCATTTATTAGATTTTTCACAATAGTATTTGTGTTCACGTTCACTTCTGAAGACAGGAAGTTTAGGAAGTTTTTGAATAGTTTTCATGTTTAATTAAAAATAAGTT